TCTGTGGTAGTTTTGCCGCCTGCACTTACCGCTGCACTGCTCCATGTCAGCGTAGCTTCCGTAGGTGCTACCACCAGCATTTTGCCGCCCTCTACGACTAACACACCCTCGGCTATTTCGCCGCTACTCTGATAGCTTGCCCACTTGTGCGGTTTTACCGCCAGCGGATAGTCATCACTGTTACGGTGGAACATGATAAATACGCCGTCATTCATGGCGTTTAAGTCCATGCCTGCCAATAACGCCGATTTGAGGTTCGCCAGTGATACCCTTGTTACATTGCCATTACCATCAGTCAACGGTATATACTGGTCTGTGTTCACGGTTGACACGGCAGATACTGCCGCCAAAGTTTTTGTTTTTTTTGTTGCCATAATCTTTTATCTTTAAGTTGCTTACTCTCCTGTAAATATGCCCTCTATTGCATACCAATTGCCGTTAATGCTTTTGAATTTACACATAGCATTCGGACACATATACGCGGTTGTTCCTTTGTAGTTTTTGTATTCCGCATCTTGGCTTTCAACGGTAACAGACTTTATCGAACTGCCATACGTGGCCGCTTGAAAGGCATTTGCTTTTATATACAGATTATCACTGCTTTGCGCCTGTATAAATGTCATCTTATCGGCATTCCATTTTGTTACTTTTGTGAACACCTGTATTTCCAAACCGTCATAATCAGCTGCTTTCGGCAGCACGATAAATCTTGTATTTGTAGGCTCGTTTATAAAATAACAATTATAGGGCGCATTCACTGGGTCTATCGTGTACGTCCTACTTGACGCAGATGTTACGGATAGTGTCGGGCCGTAAAACAAGTTAGCCGTGATAATGCCGCCTACCTTTACGTTTTTGAAAGTGCCATTGTTGCAAATTACATTTCCGTCTTTGGCTTGGAAAATGATATGGCCGCTGCTATCTTTCATGTCGATAACTTCTACGCCCAGATTTTTAACAAGCGCATAAGTTGTCAACAGGATTTTTGTTGCAACCAATTCTATTTTATCGCCTAATTGCCAATACTTGTTAGTTACATCAGCCGCACTTCCCGGATAGTTTGACGCTGTTTTTGCATGGCTTTTGACACAGCTGTAATAGTTATTGTTATAAAGTACAACATCTTTCCAGCTCTCGTCTTCTCCGCCTGCTTGGAAAACATAGCCCACAGAACAATCTGCCCACGCTTGCGGCCCGCGAAGCACTGCGCCTTGCTCTCCCTTATCCCCTTTACTACCGTCCTCTACCGTTTTAATAACAACAGTGCGTGTATGGTTTATGCCTTTATATGTTATGGTAAATGAAAGCTGGATGTTTGCACTCGTATCCGCGTCAAAAACTAAAAAATGATAAAAATAATATCCGCTGGCCGTCCAATTCCATTTTACACCGTCCGGCAAAGTCTCAAGAAATTTTGTGCACAGAAAGCCATCCGTGCTACCATCCTTGTATGGTATTTTTTCGTTCCCATCCGTCACAGAGACGGCAATGATGTATACCGCGCCGCTTGCTGCTGTTTTCTTATGCAAAATTACTGACGGATTAACAGCAATGTCAAGCGCATTCGCGCCGGGGTCTCCTTTATCCCCTTTGCGAATGTACTTAACTACCTGTGTTTTAGTTGTGCCCATAACCTAATCTACGCTTGTGATAGTTACCGACACATCGCCACCGGCTTGCTGACAGTGCGCTCGTGTCACTGTTTGGCTTGCTTTAGGCGTATCCCTGTCCGTATTGAGGTAAACGCCTGCTGCGTCTTTCAGCACGAAATAAAACTGTGTATCTAAAGCCTTAGTAGATGTGCCACGTTTGACTACTACCGGCGTATAGGTCACTTCCCCATTGCCTGTAGTATCTTCGGTTATCGCCTCATCTTCCGGGTCTGGGTGGGGGTCTATGTCGTAGGGGTCGCTTGCGTCCATCACGCCTTGAATGTCCGTGCCTATCTCGGCACCAGACCTATAGACGTGTACGCGGTATTCGCCGTAGGTGTTAATGTCATTGTCCGAAACGGTCAGTGTCTGGCTGGTCTTGCCGCCCAATTCTTCCCATCCAGTCGCGCCCATTTTTTCCCACTTGTAAGACAAATCTTTTGTAAGCGCGTTACCGCTCTGGTATGCCATTGCTTTAAGAATACAACTGCCGCCCTTTTCTGTTATAACGAAATTCTTTGTGTCGCCTGCCGCGATAGTGACATGGTAACTGTTGCCAGTTGCTTGCTGTATCGGTATGGTATATGTGGCCTGTATCTGGTCGCTCTGGGTGCCATAGCTGACTGTAGCAACCATTTTTATAACAGCCGGGGCATAACCTGCCAGCTCCGCAATGTTTTTAAGGATTTGTAGGCCGTAATACATCTGGTCGCCACCCGGTGCTACCGTCTTGAAAAAGCCTGCGAAAGTGCCTGTAGATACACCGCCGCTGAAACTAATCTTTTGGTCATTGAAATAATACTCCATCGCGTCCGGGTCTGCCACGCCCTCTGCTACACGGCTGCTGGTGCAGACAAAATACAGTATTGGTTTCAGCGTTTCAAAATCCGGGTACACGGCGGTAACATCATTAGTCGTGCCCTCATATTCTTGGTACAGGTCACCGCTGGGCGACATGATAACAGCCGTATAGGTTCCGGCCTTGCTGATAAACTTAATGGTTCTGCTGGTGCTTGCTGTACTCATCGTTAAGCCTCCGTTTCTTCGTTAATGGTTGTGGTTGTTCCTGCTACGTCTGCGGTTTCTTCCGTACTGTCCGTATTAGGGGTTTCCATTTCTGGCTGTTTCGGCGTTTCATCCTCCGCATCGTCTGGCTCCTGCGTTCCAGCTTCGGTTTCTTCATCCGTTGGGCTTTCGCCATCTTCGGCTTCATCGCCCGGTGTCGGTATATCCGTTTCGTCCTCCGCGCCGGTATCTTCTGCTGGTTCCTGCACATCCTCTGCAAACCGTGGGTCAGTGGCGATAGGCAATTTTCTTAATACCGTACCGTCCTGTTCCTCTCTCGCTTCGTGTGCCTGTAAGGATAGGCCCCCGATTTGCGCTAATATACTCGGCATTTCGGTTAGCCTGCCAAATGCAAGCATATCAGCCTGCCACAGCAGATAGTTACCATCCGCAACTTGGTTGCGGTCATTCTCTAATCTTAGGTGTCTTGCCACCTTTGGATTTACTTTAATGTAACGTGCCATATAATCAAACTTTTAGTGAATAACTATTACTGCGCCGTCAGCGTCGCATATTACCGCGCTGTCAGCATTATCTATAAGTGCGCCTATATACCCCCTGTCCTTAACGTCCAGACCGATAACCGCACCGTAGTTGTCATCCATTTTGGCGGTAGGTATCACCGGGTTTATGCCCTGCGCCACCAGTGAATAACTTAGGCTTCCACTCGCTTTGTTCGTAGCAATATACCACAGCGGCAGTAGCTCTTTTTCCGCATCCTCTATCTCTCCGTTAGTGGTTCGGATAATGGCTGTGGGTGCTATGCTGAGTATGCCTGCCGGGATGTTGTAAGGTACGCCCGTCATTTCATACTCATATTTCGGTATGCGCCTAACGAAACTGATAACCGCCTGCGGGCTTGCATCGGTCAAAGCTACGCTGCCGGGGGCACCATCTGCGCTGTACTTAACCCTACACCGCAAATACATTTCAGCACCCATCAGACGTTTATCTACCGTCACCGTGTTGTCATCATTAACGGTAATGTCATAGTCCATCACCGTGTCTGTTTCGGCTTCATGCCAGCTACCATCCTCGCCCTGCACTTCCCACACCAGCGCGTATTTGCTACTGGGGCATACTTGGTCGCCCAGCCAAACGGTAGCCGTCACGGTCTGCGTCCGTCCGTCCGTCAAAGGATTAAACACGGTCTGGTCTGCCGCGTCCAGTTCTACCCTTATTTGGTCGGATGCACTGCTACAGCTGATTAAGTAGCTGCCTTGTATAATCAATACTTGTCCATTCCGATTGTCCACATACTCGGCATAGAACACCAGCGTAATAGGTACTTTCGGCTCGGCGTTCTTCTTTACTCTGATACGCCCTGCATCGCCCCCACTGGTGGTTATCTCATAACTGGCATTATTCGCGTCTATCAGCTTTTGCGTGCCGTCTATGTTCTCATACCAGCGTATGTTTGTCAGTGCATGGTTAATGCGTCCTGCCGCTAACACTTCGTCTTTATCCAGTATAGATACAACCGGCTGGATAATTAGCGGTGTCAGTGTATAGTCCGGCGTATATTCCTGCGTATCTGTGCTATAGTTCTGCTTGTCCGGCACGCTGCCTACGACTGCAAACGATATTTGTAGCTGTAGCGGCTTCCAGTTAAAATCAAATCTTCTTGTTTTCATGCCATCCGCAGTTAAATAAGTCCTAAAATAATACCTACGCAATCTGCCAGCAGGTCGCGTTTGTCAAACGTACCTTTTTTCAGTTGCTTATCCCAGATATATTTTTTGCCCAAACCTATAGCAGCAGTAATTAAGACCGCCGCCCATAAAGGCAAAAAGTTGCTTAACAGCTGCATAATCACCATGCAGCAGATAATGTGCAGCAAACCGTCTGCTCCGAAATAGTCTATAATCTTTTTCATATCGCATACCCTTTCTACTAATACTCGAAAACTGCACTTTGGGTACCAGCTTCATTACCCATACCATCACGCAGCGTAACTGTCGCTATGAATTTCAATGTTTTAGGGATATACCCGTTAAAATCGCAGTCCGCTACCGTCAGGTCTATAGACTTGCCCTCGTTGGCTCGCTTTAACGCCCATGCCGTATCGGACGCCACACGCTCGTTTCCGTTTGCATCCTCGCTGTAGCGCGTCCACTGCACATCCGCATCCAGTATGTCATCTGTTATATCTATGTTGTACAACTTGGCTATGATAGTAAGTGTCAGCGCAAACCTATCGGGGTCAAATATGTAGTCCGTATCGGCAAACTCTACGGTAAACTCCGGGTTGCCCTCTATCATCGCCCAGTCGGTATTATTCCATGCCGGGGCCGTCTTTGTGCCGGTCTTGGCGCATCGGTACTTGCACCCCATATACCACACGTCCGAAATCTCGTACTGCCCGGTGGTAGGGTTCAACGCCTTGCAGTAATAATCCGCATCCGCACTCCACTGCCCACGGTCTACAATCTCACATACCGGCTGGCCTTGATAGTCTATGCGTATAATGTCCTGCACTATCAGCCCACGCGCATATACATAGTCCTGCCCCTCTATAATAGGCAAATCCATAGTTAAAAGAAACTCTGGCAAAGTGCCGAAAGTTGCGCCGTAATTCGTTGCGTCTATGATAGGCTTTGTTACCCCAGTAAGCCGCACTATGCGCCCCTCGGTACTGGATAGGTATATGCAGCTCTGCCGTTTCGTGTCGGTCTGGTTTCCCCACCGGGCTATCTTCATCATTTCACACGGTGGGTAATTCGTTCCTGCCGGTACTTCGCTGTCCGGGTATAACGTCACCTCGATATAGTTGTTAGCAGTGTTCACACTGTTTACACGCATCCAACTGGTGTAATATACGCCACTGCCGGTAGCCAGCGTGTTAATGATACCTTTCAGCACATTATTAGGGTACTGCGCAGTAAAATAGCCCTCCCATTTACTGCGCAGATGCAAACCGTAGCAGTTATCGCCCAAATCGTCCACGCTCTCTATGGTGTCCGCTTCCGTCAGTATCTGGTCGCCCTCTATGGCTGATAGGCGGTTTATTATCAGCTCCATGCACTCAAAGTAGCTGCGCACCCGGACGCTCTCAAATTCGGCGTTCCCTAATTCATCTATGCCTGCGCCCTTTCCTGCGTACAGGGACTTAATAAACTCGCCAAACTGCGCACCGCCTTTGAATAAGGACAACCCCAGCACGGTAAGCATTTTTTCAAAGGTCAAATTACCTTTGGCTACATCGTCTGCCAGTCGGGATAAAAACTGCTCCCTAACCGGGCTGTCCTCGGTTAGGTCATAGGCCATATCAGCAAACCCGGCTTTCACTTTCTCGGTTACTCGCTCGATAATGTCGTTACCCTCATCGTCTTGTGTTTCTTTGTTTTGCGTTAAATACAAATAACCGTTAGCATCCGTTGTAATCTTATCCAAATCATTCTTGTTTGCGTGTGTGTGGTCTGTCGCACTAACCACATTGCCACCACCGCCAACGCTTACAACAGTGCTGCCACCGCTACCAGTGCTTTCGCCTCCCAGTTCTCGCAACCTTTCACTGCGCGGACGTGCGCCGCGCTTATATGTTTTTAGTTTATATTCATATACTGCCATAGCCTCTAATCATTACGGGTATATTCATCTGGTCTTAGTTCTATAAATGTAGTGTCGCTGGTGTCCTTAATCACATCCTGCACATCTTCCACAAGTATAAACTTTTTGTCACCTTGATTATCTTCTTTGTATGTTGCTATAGGGTCGTGCGTTATCTGTGCTTCGCCGCTTAATGTCGTGCGGCGTTGCCCAAACTGACTATATAACGTGCCTATTAACAAATCTTCTACCTGCGTAGTCCGCCCGGCTCGTGTCAGCTCTTTAATCTGCTTCCCGGTAGAAACATCAAAATACGCACCTCTTGCAGTCGGCACACCCTCTACGCTCGTACCGCAAATAGTGTCTATCTCTATAGCCTCCTTAGCCGCACTATTTATTTCCGCATTATATTCTACATCATCGGTACTTATAGTTTGGTCAAACTGCGTGTTATTCATAATCTCTATTTCTGGGATTTTCATCAAAACCCAGCTTACCTTGTTCCATAATCCCTTTGGGCCATTCTCGCTACGTTCCAGTTCCGTACCCTCATTCACTATATACCAACCGGCACCGTGTACCTCTACCCATAGTTTGCCGCCGCGCCCTCCGTAGTTCGGATATGGTATGTATTGCCCGGCTTCGGCATTTTCCAGCACAGATATTAACTGACTTTTATGCGGATTTATAGCCGGTCTGTTCTGTTTCCATCCTAATACGCCGCTGGTATCTACATGGTCTTTTGCATCATAGTAGCACAGATAGCCCCAATCGTTAGGGATATTGTCATTTGTATATGCTACCCAACTTCCATACGTTCCGTTAAGTGTTGTTACAGGGCTGCTTATACTCCGTTTTACTATGCTTCTGTTAGTCCATACATATACGGTATCACTTCCATCCGGCTGAAACTTAATCGTAACAGGCACGTATATAAAATTCCCATAGGTATTAAACAGGTCGTACCAGTCTTTTTGCTCTACACCTTTCATCAGATTTGCTGCGGTTTCAAACGGGTTAAACCGTGGGTCTAACAGCAAATCTATGGCGATACGCACTATTAGTTCTTTAGACGCAGCTACCGGTGGCAACCATACTTTGCTTGATTTGAATAAGGCCGGGCCTATGGCGTCAATAGACGTACCGGGAATGTTACTGCTACCATTGCCCCGGCTACCATAAAAAGCACTCCAGCCACTGCCCCAGCTCCGCTTTATACCTTGTACAGACTTCCAATAAATAGCAATACCCTCACTTTCTGTTCCGTCATACTGCGGCACGATTTTGAAAAAGCGTACATTTTCGCCTAACTCTGCGTTATTCCCCTCGGTAGCAGTCCAAATGGTAAAACCGCAGTCCGTAGCGTCTATCCAGTCATCTAATACCGTGCTGTAATGGTACGAAAAATAATTTGCGCCGTTCTTGCTTCCACCTGCCAGATTATTAAGTGCCATTAGTGACGCATCAGTTTCTATGCTCTCTGGCCAGCATTTATCTGGCAAAAGGTTTCCGCTTTGCGCGTAGGTACTCCACGTTATCTTTGCGTTGTTATAGACCTTATCCACGCCCATAGTCTGACTGTCACCGTCCCAGACTATTTGCTTTACAGACGCTTTGTTATATAAGCCGTTGAGGTCATAGATATATATCTTTCCGCACCGTTGTATCATCCGTAGTGCCAATGGCTGTAAAATGCCCTCGATAACTTCTGCCAATGTTGAGGCTTCGCCGTCCTCATCATAAAAATTATCACTGCGCACCTGCAAAGATTTTAGGCTTAATGCACCGCTGGACGCTGTTAGCTGCGTACTAATAAGACTATCGTCTATGCCACCACAGTTTATACCACAGCGTCCGGCACAGTAATTAACAATCTCATAAAGTGTTCGCATATCGGCCAAATCATACTTTAGCCTATCCAACACGCCAAAGTCGCTAAAAGTCAAACTGACTTCATAGCCATTTAGCATTTCGTATGGTTCTTCGTAAAATTCGGTGTCTATGCAACCACTCCAGTATAGCGCATTGTTACGGTACACGTCCAGCCTTACGCGCCCCACTTCTATGCTGTACAAATCTTCATAGGTTCGGTCGCCCGGACTGATTATTTTAAGCGTGGCTACACTGCTACATATTACTTCCTCTTTGCTCTTGTTGCCCCATTCTATAACCAGTGGCTCGTCAGCAGGAAAAGCCAGACTGCCTATAACTTCAAAATCTGCGTCTGCTTCCTGCAAAATTTCAACGCGCCAGATAATCCCGGCCACGCTGACAAATTCACCCATATATCGTAAATGCTTCATGTCAGTTACGCTTACTAATTTCGTTTTCCTTGTTCAGAATACCTACCAGTGTGCGGCCCTTAATCTCAAACTCAACCCTGCCAAAATCAACCGCCGCCGGTTCTTTCAGCATACCGCGCAACTTATCCAGCGGCGCAATCACTTCCGGGTTTCCGCTCGCCCCTGCATACTCGCCAACCATCGCCAACGTAGGGCCGGACGCTATACCACCCTCGGCCAACATAGGAACACCAGCCGCAGCAACCACGGCCAGCATGGATGCAACAAAGCCAGCACCTATGCCGAAGCCTGCAAACGGTATAGAAGCGTGAGCGGCCATATATTTTGCTGCCGCTAATTCTTTCCAGCTCGCAGCCTCTAATTTGTTTGCTACTATAACTGTCGCAGATGAAGTTGCATCAGTAGCCGCAGCCGTTGCGCGTGCTGTGGACGCTGTGGTTTCTGCCACAGCCTCTACACCTTTCGTAGCTGCGTGTGAAGCACTGGCACCTGTCAATAGCCCAATAATACCAACTACTGTTTGTATGCCATTGTACAGCCCTATAAAGCCATCCACAATGCCTGTTACCAGTTGCCATGCGTTTCCGTTTCCTTTCAGCGCATCCGTTATGCCCTCTATGCTGCTGCCGATACTCTTAATGCCGCCCCAGCCTTTTTCCAAAGCCTTGCCCGTACTAACAGCTGTTTTTTCGGCCTCTTTTCCGGCATTTCTAATCGCATCGGCTTTTTCGTTCCATGCCTCTATTTGCCGGTTAATCAGTGCGGCTTCGTCTATAGTGGCTGTCTGTAGTTGGTCGTTAAGTATCTGGATATTATCGCCTATCTCTTCCAGCGTGTTTGCATCCTCTTTCCACAGTGGGGTATTATCCACTGCCTTGCCTGCGTTTTTAATCGCTTCTGCTTTTTTGTTCCATGACTCTATCTGCTGGTTAAGCATAGCGGCCTCATCGACATTAGCGTTTTGCAGCTTGTCGTTAAGTATCTGGATATTATCGGTTATCTCCTTTAACGTCTTTGCATCTTCCGTCCACAGCGGCTTATTATCAGTTGTGCCCTTGCTTTTCTTAACAGTCGGGGTGTAATTATACCTGCCCGTGTCCGTCTTGCCGCCGCTTAAATCCATCTTAGGGGCTTTGGTCTTAGGACGCGACACATCTACTGCCACCTCCACTTTCTTGCCGCCTAAGCCCAATATGTTTTTAAGCCATTCCCATGCCTCCTTACACTTTTCTACCAGCCACTCGAAAGCCTTTGCCAAACCGTTCATAATGGCATTTGCCAGCGGCTTAATACCCTCCCAGACCTTATCAACGATTTTTCTAAAGCCCTCACAATTTTTGTACGCCCGTATCAATGCCGTTACCAGTAAGCCGATAGCGGTAATGATTAAGCCGATAGGGTTAGCCGTCAGCACCAGATTAAGCACCTTTTGTACGGCAGTCCATGTGGTAGTAGCGATAGTTACCATTTTCTGCGCAACAGCCACGGCCACTATGCGCGTCTTTAATATGGCCTGCTGTATATTCATAGCCTTAACAGTCTTAATCAGACTGCCTATGCCCATCGCCGCCATTCCTATTTGTGCCGTCAAATCCACATAGGGCCTAACATCCGTGTAGATAGCCGACAAATCTATAAGGCTGGTTAGTCCGTTCTTTATGTTTTCCTGCGCCTGTATTTGCCGCTCCTGCTGCTCTGCCGTTCCCTGCGTGGCCGCTTTCACTGCGTCCATGTTCAGCTGTATATTTGCCAGCGTCTTTATGTACTCCAGTCCTGCATCTTCGCCCGGCCCACCGAAAATGTCAGCTATGGCAGTGCCTACGGCTGCGCTGCTTGCCGGTAGCTCGTTCAGCTTGGCTGCAACCATCTGCATAACGTCAAACGTGGTTATGCTCCCGGCTTGCAAGTCCGCCTGCACCTGCTCTGCGGATATGCCTATGTTATTCAACGCATCGGCAGTGGCTGTAGTCATCTCGCGTATGCGCAAATTACCCTCCTTGATAACATCCACGCCCTTGTCGGAAAATATGCCCTGCTGTGCAGCGTTGGTCGTAATGGCTACAAAATCCTCCGCTGATAGTCCGGCTTCCTTGAAATAGCGCGGATATTCTTTCAGTGTGTCCAGAAATTCGCCGTTTGCGTTTGCTCCACTAACAAACCCGTCCTGCACTAACTTCATCGCATCGTCTATGCTAATGCCAAACGCTTTGGATAGGTTGTTTGCGGACTGTAGCACCTCGTTAAAGTCTGCGCCAAAATGTTCTGCCACCGCCTGCACGTTGTTGCGCAGTTTCAGCATTTCATCGCCTGTTTTCCCTGTCAGCTGCGTTATCATTATATTAGCCGACTGTAAGCCCCTCATGCGGTCTGAAAACTGCGACAAAGCAGACGAAACGGTACTAACCGTGTTCGTAATGGCATCTATCGCCTGTACGCCTTGGCTCCAGTTTATCAGCGATTTTTTAAGTCCGTCAGCTTCCACTTTCGCCTTTTCCAATGCCTGTTTAAAGACATCGGACTGCTTAGAAAGTTCTGCTAACTCCTTTGCATCACCAGCTATTTTTAATACTACCGATATTGGGTTTTGCCTTGCCATATATCTTTATATTAGTTCGTCACCTAATTTTCTAACCAAATTCTCCATGCGCCTGCGCTGCTGCTCCGGCGTAATCTCTGCCCGTTTCTTCTTCGCCTCTACTTTCGCCTTATCCCACGGAAAAGGCAGTAACTTTTCCGGCGTTACCTTGTGCCGCTTACCCAAATGCGGCTGTATAACAATGGTAGCCAGTAGGCGCATCCGCTGCCAGTTGTCCTTAAAATCAGTATCGCGCTGCTCTGCATAGGCTTTATAGACTGCCGCAAATTCTTCAAAGTCCAATTTGCAGAAATCGTCATAACTTAGCCGTATGCAGCCCAGCGCGATACCTAATAAATCAAATATGCCGTAGGGCTTCAGCTTTTTTTTTCTAACCCATCTGCATTTTCTCCGTTTGTACCGTTGTTCTGCTGCATCTGGTTTGCCCATGCCGCCATATCTTCAGGGTCTAACGCATCGGCAAACTCCAAAAGCGACATTTTGAAATCCACGCCGTCCGCAGCAGACGCGGACGCAACACAGCAGTACAGGTAAGTACACAAATCGGTTAAACCGCTGTTGGTAATCTCCGTTACCTCTTTGCCGGTTTCTTTCTTGAAACGCAGCATAGCCCCCATAGTTGGCCTACAGGGGTATGCCTTTCCGTTAATAGTAACCTCAACTTTCGCCATACTCTTAGCCTTCTGCGTCTACGGTATTTTCAGTAATAGCACTTTCATCAAGTGTGGTAGGCTCACCGTCATTTTCCAGACTGATACTATAGGTGCTGTCATCCTGCGCCGGGTCTGTACGCTCCAGCGAAGTAATAACGCAGCCACCCTCCAGATAGGGTTCATCGCTGTTATCACGTTCCATGCACTTAACCGTTACCGGCTTGCCTGCTTTCCACAGCGCAAGCAGGGTCTTAAACCCACATTCCGTTTCGTCATAGAATACCAGACCCTCGGCACTGATAGAGTACGACAAACCTACTACGCCTTTCTTCTTCCACAGTCCGCTGCTTAGGGGCGCGGACGCTACAGGCTTAACCGCACGCTCTTTGGTTTCGCTGTTGAATGTGGTAGTGTGCGTAGTGCAACTTCCAACGGCTTTGCCGTTTACATACAGCAGCATATCGCTACCGTTACAATATCCGCTTTTTGCCATATTCTTTATATCTTAACATTAAACACTAATTGTTGTACATAGGCATCGTCCTGCCATGCTTCCTCGCTGTCTGCCAGATAGCAGCTGCGCATAACCAAACCGTCTTTCTCGCCCTGCGCTCCATCCAGCGCATCGCGCACGGCTTCCGCCAGTTCCACGCCCTCCGTATAGTGCTGCGTATAGCAAAGTATCTCAATGCCCACCGTGTCAGCACCGCGCCTGCCTTTTGCCGGTTCCTGCTCCAGTTGTGTACGCCTGTACACTATGTATGGCAGTTCCGCGCTATCTTCCACCACTGGAAAGACTTTTTTTGCACGTGCGGCCACTTCTGCGTTATTAACCAGTATATCCCGGATAATTTCACCGGCACTTAAACTTGACTTACCTACAGCCATACTTTTTTGCGGTTTTAGTTAATTCTTCGATTATCAGATTTTGTACATTTCCAATAGATGTAGTATTCATAAACTGTATAGCGGGTTTCATAAAAGTATAAGCCTTCATCCGCCCGGTAGAATGTGCAGCACGTTTGCTTTTACGTCTTTTCCTGCCCGTAAGCATGGATTTTAATAATCCTATGCTACCGCGTGTCTTACGCTCCGCCGTGCCGCTTTCTGCAAAGTGCAAAACTGGTTTCTTTTGTCCGTATCGGTTGGTGTGCATTCCAGCTTCCCCCTTTCCTCTACGGTTTGCCGCTCTTGCTTTAGCAGTAACCCTAAAACCGGATTTGCGTTTAAATACAAGCGCACGAATACCTTTTTCCATGTCATCCGTAACACGCAGACCGCTACTTTTCAGATTTGTAATCGCTACTTTTTGTACGCGCTTCGCTTCTTTTCGTATGCCGCTGCGTATAGCCCTTAATCTGCGCTTCGGTTCCAGTTCGGCAATTAACTGCCACAACTCTCTATCGTCATATATCAAAGTTTCTGACATATCGAAATGCTATTCATTAACTCGTTCACATAACAGGGTTTTATAGCCCTTTTCCAAATTCGGCACTATGTTCGTCACGGTATAAAGATAACCGCCCAGCTGCTGCACCCTCCAGTTTTCCTGTACCGGGTGCGCATCCCGTATGTTAAATTCTACGGTGTAGTCTGGAAAATGCTCCCCGACTTCCTCGCTTCGGCTACCTGTAGCCCTAACCCTTTCAGCCCACACGGTGCGCGTCTTGGTATATTCTACCTTTTCAGCCCCCATGCGGTCTGTGGTGCGTTTTGGCTCCAGTAACTCCAGCTTATATTTCAGTGCGCCTGCTCTCATTCCGTAACTTCATCTACCAGTTTGCGATACGGTTTAATTAAGGCTTGCAGTGTATATGGCACTTCCGCCATCTGCACGCCGCTAACGGCTTCGCGCTGGTTGTACCAGTGTCCGGCAATCAATAAAACTGCCTGCTGTAACGTAGCCGGTAAATGCTCACCGTCTCCCATTTCCAGCAATTCATCTGCGCTGCGGTTGGTAGCGGTCGTTACATATTCTTCCGCTGCCTCCAGCAACTGCGCCAAATACTGGTCATCATCGCTAAAGTCATCTGCCCGGACGTGCGATTTAAGTAGTGCTATATCCACTGTAGCCATAATCAAACAATCTTATAAAACTAAACCTATGTTCCTAATCTCATTATCCGCCTACACCTGCTGCGGCTTTGCACTTTGCCAGCGCAAAAGCCTCTGTGCGCAGCGTGGTAGTGCCGTAGTTCACGTTAAGCACAAAATCCACAGCGTCTTTGCGTGCTTGGCTGTACGGGTCTATGATAAATGAAATGTCGCCAAACAGACCCATAGGCTGGTAACGCCAATCGCCCAGACCTATAAAGCCCTCACCGATATAGTTTGTAGTGAATACCGGCAGACCTGCGATATGGTCGTTTTCACAAACCATAATGCCACTACCTGCATCTTTCGGGGTTGCCTCGGCGATAGCTTTCTGCGCCTTAGTCATAACCCAGCAAAGGTGTTCACCATCAACGCCGGTAGCCAGTACCTTTGCCTTAACCTTGTTGAAATCCTTGAACGTAGGTTCGGCACTCACTTCTACCGGGCTACTTGCCAATGCCACAAACGGGCCTACCAGTGTCGTAGCACCTGTAACTTTCGTAGTGCTAAACATGATTTTGTTCAGAAGCATTGTAACCGAAAGCGGCATCAGCTTCTTAACAATCATTTCTACCACGCCCTCGGTCTGGTTAATCGCCTGCCGTGTAACCGGGATAGCGATACCGATACGCTGGGGCGAAGCGGTCAGTTTGGACATCGAAATTTCGGTGTCAGTCAGTGCCACGCCCTCGCCCTGTATCGTTGCCTCCACAGTTTCGTAGGTGGGCCAGATGTAATCACCTGCCAGACCTGTAGGCATAGGCAGACCGACTTTATCCAAAATCAGCCCCTCTACCAACGGGTCTAAAATGTCCTGCACCTTAACAGGCACAATTCCACCGGCGGTAGTGTCGGCCACCATCACCAAATCACGCACCAGCATAATTTGCGTCTGACGGCCTGCTGCCACGTTCTCGCGAATAATGCGGTTTGCCTCCTCCACGGTGTTAGGGTTCTCGCGCAGCTTCTCCACCGCCACTGCCTGCATCTTCATTTGCAGCAGTTGGTTTTCACGCAGTAGCGCGTTATACTCGGCGGTTTCCGCTTCTGTACGCTCGCGCTGCTCTCTTTCGCACGCATCGGCTATTTCACCGATACGGTCGCAGTTGGCCTGATACTTATTAACCAACTCACGCACATTTACCGTTTTTTCCTTTTTCATACAAAAACTAAACTTTAAGTGGTTAAACATTCGTTATAGTGATAGCGTTGCAGCACGGCGCATTTCACGTACTTGCTCACGCACTTTCTTTTCCCTTTCCTCTTTGCCGTCCGGCTGTTCCTGCTCTCGCAGTTCCCTAATCAGTTCGCGTACCTCTGCCTCGCAGTTGGTGTCTGGATATGCAGGGTCAGCCGCCAGTGTGAAATCATATATGCCGGTTATCACGTTAACCGTGTAGGTTATGATAGTCTTGCCATCCACACGCTGCACTGTTCGCTGCACATACGCACTGTCGTAGTAGTGAGTGCTGAAAGCAAAGCTACAGCCGGATATGTCGCCGCGCCTTACCAGTTCCAGTGCCTTGTCACCATCTACCGTGTTCGGGGCCTCAAACTCAAAGTACACGCCTTTGTCATCTACGCCGTATTTCAGTGTGCCTGCGCCGTTCTTGCTCCGCGCCAAAATCAGCTGCCGGTCGTGAAACATTGTCATCTTAATGTCGCAGCCGTCCAGCCGTTCTTTAGTCACTGCCTCCGGCGCAATAACTTCGCGTGCTTCCTCATCTTCCCAATCGTACAGCGGTGCGGACGGCACGCCAAACAGTATAGCGTAGCCGGTAATGGTTCTACTGGCCGCTTCACCCTCCGGGGCTTCACGCACACGCAAATCGGTTACGGTGTGCAGTATGCGGTTTATTACTGCGTCTTTATTCTTCGCCATTGCTTGTATCTCCGTTTTCGTCCGGTTCATTGCCCGGCTCTTGGTTAATATCTGGTTCGGGTTCCGCCGGTGCCTGTGGTTCCGGCTGCGTAGTCTGTTCCTCTATGCTTTTGAGGTTAGCCGACACCATAACGGTATCGCCGCCCTCCACGGCCGGTTTGTTTTCTTCCCGCCGCCATTCGTTCACAGTGTACAGACCTGCGGCTATCGTCTGGGCTTGGTACTTAACACGACTATCCAAATCACACGCATACAGACCGCGCCGGTCAAACTGGAATTTCCGTTTACAGCACAAAGACGGTGCAACTAATTTCCTGTGCAGTTCCACTTCGATTTTGCGCAGCAGCGGATTTAGCGTGTTGGTAAGGAAAGCCACGTTAGCCATTTCCGCAGACTTGTAGTTATTGCTGGTGTCATCAAACACAAAGGACGGATGCACACCAAAGAAACGGCATATCTCGCGCACACTGAATTTGCGTGTTTCCAAAAACTGCATATCAGTGCTGCTTAATGAAATCGGGTTAAACTTAGCCTGCCCCGGCAGTGATACTATGCGCTCACCGTTTCTAAACTTGCTATCCAAATCTATAGCCGTTTTCTGTAGTTCCTTGTCTTGGTACTCACCAAAGCCGCGCACGCTCGTATCGTTGCTGACTATGCCCCGGACATTACCACCGTTGGCAAACCGGTTTAGCGTTTCTTGGTCGCCAGTGCTGGTTATGCTTAATGATATGCGTGCAAACCCCAGCGTAGATAGCCCGGTTTTCCCGTCATAACTGTAGTTTTTGATGTGCAGTATCTCGCTTTCATCATACACGCCGCTAATCCCTGCGTGTACATCGTTAATCGTGTAGGTGTCGTTTACTGTGTCATGCGCCACACACGCCGGGTCAACCAATGCCAGCCGCCCCACTTCCATAGTGTTGTAGTCATAGACCGGCACTATATAAGCGTTACCGCGCAGCAGCACATACCGCACTACCATCTGCCAGAAGTCTATCGCTGAAAGATATTCGCAGGGCTGCACATTCAGCAGATAGTGCATACGGTCGCTGCGGTCTTCCACAAAGATGTTACCCTTTTTGCGCATATACTGCACTGGCAGACTTGCCACGCTGTCCGCTAACAGGTTCACGCATCGGTAAACTGTAGCGACATTCAGCGCGGTATCGGATGCAAGCAAAGGAATACCGCCCGTGCGCGGTGTCTGCGCCGGTTCTGCGCTGCCTCCGTCAGTGTTGCTGCGCCTAAAAAAATTCCGTATGTTGGTAAAAATACCCATTCCAAATAATAAACTGTTTCTACCCTACACGGAAAAGTCGGTATCTGGTACCAGCCCCGAAAAATTTTTATCGCTCGTAGTCGATAAACAGACGCATACACATCAGCATGGTTATCACTCCGTCTATTTTCTGGTTAGCTTTGCGCTTCACCGGCTTGCAGTTCTCCAGCTTGTCACTATCCAGCACAGCATTTCCAAAGCAGTAGGCGTTAATAGGGTTGTCGTTTATGAAAACATGGCCAGTCTTTGCCCCGTGCTCAAAACTTTCTACCGGCGCAGTAAACACTCCGTAGGTCTGCCGCACACCCTTAATCACGTTGCCTGCACCGGACGCTGCCAGCATATTTATAACCTCCTGCGACTTCCACGGGTCGTAGCCTATGCCCAACACCCGGACGTGCTGGTTAAGATACAGTACATAGTCCACTATGCGCCTGTAGTCTATCACATCGCCATCGGTCAGTATCAGATAGCCTTTTTCAGCCCACACCCTGTACAGCTTTTCGTTAGGGTGTCCGGGCAAAGCACCAGCCGGAAAGAAATAGGATGTGTGAAAAAAGAAATTTTTGTGTGCAGTGTCATACATACCCATAGTCACCGCGCTAAAGTCATCGCTTTCGCTTAGGTCTATCGCTACCATCGCATCGGGCCGTCCTTTGATACCATCTATGCTTATCTGCCTGCTTATGTGGCGTGCCAGTGTGCTACTAATCCAACTGCGCTGCTCGTTCTCTGCATACAAGTTTAGCAGCTTGGTACGGAAAGCTAACATGGCCTCACTGCCGTTACGCAGTGCGTTTTTATATTCCTGCCTGTAGAAATCCATGCTTACCGTCACACCCAAATGTGGATGTACTTTGCGCCACGTACTTTCCGCATCTTCCGGGTCGTCTAAATCCGGCTCGAAAATATGCACAAACACGCTGTCATCTTCATACTCTCCCAGCAGCACTGATTTATAGCCTTGTAGCATTTCGTAAAACGGCCCATCGAACACGTCAGACGCGGTGGTTATTATCACAGTCAGCGGATTTTCACGCACACCCATAGACGTAGTTAGCACGGTCAGTAACTCACTGCTGCGTGCTTGGCTAAACTCATCCATAATTACCGTGCTGGCGTTCAGTCCGTCTTTGGTTCTTGCGTTGGCGGTAAGGCATTGCGCAAATGCCGTGCGGTCTTTCCTGCGGCTCTTAATGGTCTGTTCGTTCACTATGTACCTGCGTTCTTTCGGGTCTAACTTCCGCATACAGCCGCGTATCACATCAAAGCATTTTTTCGCTTGGTCATTGCTGTTCGCCCCGGTGTAGCTCTCGGCGTTTGCATCGCCATACAGCAAGTCGTATATTGCCAGTGACGCTGTGCTGGTTGTCTTGCTGAATTTACGCGGCACATATAACACCACTTCGCGCACCACACGTTTGCTGTCATGCCAAAACGCAAAGATACTGGCAAACTGGAAAGCCTGTACAGGGGTCAGCTTGTAGCGTTGCTGTCCGGCCTTGCCCGGAAAGTACAGACTTTCGTACAGGTCGAAAAACTGCCACACCTCGGTAGCGTTAATACCGTATTTGTCGCACAGTCTGAAAAACCGCGCTACTGCCAGCTGCTCATACAGGTTATGCCTGTCCGGGTTGCTTGCCACTTCGCGCACATAGCCGTCTAACCGGCTATCCACTTCTGTTAGTCGGTAACGGTCTATGTCAGTGCTTGCCAACAGGGCGGTAACGTCCGCTTTCGCTTGCCGTAGTTTGTCCTTTTCTTCCTCTGTCATTCGTTGGTGTTCGGTTTGATAATCTTAGGCTGCTTGCGTTTCTTGGCTAATTTCTTGGTAAGGTTAACCAGTGGGTCATCTTCCACCTCTCCTGCCAAATCCTCTGCCGTCAGTCCTAACGCTTTCATCTGGCGTGTTACCAGTTCCTGCGCTTCTTTGGCGATTTTGAAAACAGGATGTGGGGCCAACTTTTCGCCGTACCGGGTTTTCTCCCACACGGTCGTTTCTGTCAGCGTGTCTATCTGGTCGTTTGCCATTTCCAAATTTCGCAAAGCACTGGCAAGCGATATAACCTGCATATCCAGACCTTTGCTGTACAGTTTGTGGGCTTTCAGCACCTTTATTATCTCCGTTTTGTAATCATTAACAGTTTTCGCCATTATTGCTGTATTTTTATTCGTTTTCGTCCAAAGTTCCACATTTTCAAAAATTTTCTCGCACACTTAAAAGAGTGGCGGTGGGGTTTAACGGCACTACCCCCGTCTTAAAAAAGTACCCCCGGCCTAATCGTCCGGGCTTCCAAAAAATTTTTTTATAATATCCTGCACCTGCTTTTCGTTGCGCTTTCGTGTCGCATCCTTGCCACCCCTGCCCATCTCTGTGTGTACCTTAACATGGCAGTCGTGGCATAATGCCTGTAGGTTGTGTGGGTCATACATACGCTGCACCCTCTCTGCGTGTGTAAACGCTTCCTCTACAGGTCGGATGTGGTGTACCTCTGTGGCTGGTGTCAGCAGCCCGTTATCCTTGCACCTCTGACACAAAGGATGTGCGGTTAATACATCGCGTCTTAGCTTTAACCACCGTGTAGTATGTATCAGCTTGTTATATTCCTTGTCCTTAGCCATATATCAGTATCATTTAAGTTTCTTGTTATTGTGCCTTACTGGTACCGTTCCGTCCGGCACTCTGTGTACACTGCTTAAGTCGTCAAACATCGCATCTATATATCGCCCGTCATCTTCGGGCAAATCGTATTTCCTTTCCTCTGCCACTTCCATACGGTCTATAAGTATATGCGCAAACGCTACCACCAGCTCGCACAGGTTCTTAAACCCATGTTCGCGCTGTACCCTTTGCAACTTCTCATAAGTCGCCGGGTCTAACGATATGTTTACACGCTTCCTATTGCTCACAGTGTTTCCGTATTAAGTAATTAAGACTGTCTAATAAGCTCTGCTGTACGCCCTTTTTCCCCTCCAAAGCAGCACTGGCCCGCTCATCCACCGTACCGGCGCATATCAGATTGTAAACCGTAACAGGGTATTTCTGCCCCTGCCTGTGCAGTCTGGCGTTTGCCTGCTGGTAGTGTTCCAAATTCCAGCCGGTGCCAAACCATACGATATAGTGGCCGCCCTCCTGCATATTCAGCCCATACGCCGTACTTGCAGGGTGCGCCAAAAGTACGTCTATCTTTCCGGCGTTCCAGTCTTTTAAATCCTTTTCGCCTTGATAAACCCGTACCTCATAGCCTTTCAGCCGGGATGTGATACGCGGTATGTCGTGTTTATACTGGTAGAACACCAGCACGCTATTTCCGTTAGCCGCCTCCACTATCTCTGCCAGACGGTCTATTTTCTCGTTATGGATGTCGTGTACCTGCATATCTTCGTCATAGCTCACAGTGTTTCCGTATTAAGTAATTAAGACTGTCTAATAAGCTCTGCTGTAC